GCGGGTGTACTCGTTGGTCGGTGCCACGTCGGTGCGGCGGCCTTCGAGATCGAGCGTGAACGTGCCCGGTTCGTTGCCGGGTACCAGGTCGATGCGGGTAAGACGGATCCGCGGCTCCCAGCGCATCAGCGCGGTGGCGGTGGCGCCGTAGAGCTTCATGCGCGTGGCGCCGTTGAACGGCTGGTCGATCAGCTCCGGGATCAGCGAGCCGTAATCGCGGCGCATGACGCGCGTGCCGATCGGCGTGGTGAGGATGTCGGCGATCGACTGGCGGAGGTGCTCGACGCCCTCGATCGCGCGGCCGTTGGCGGCATTCATGCCCCTCACTGCGGCGGCCCCGACACCGCAGCGCCGGCCATCACGCCAATGTGCTTGTGATCCTTGAGGCTCTTGCCGCCGCCGACCACGTCGGTCTGCGCAGTGAGCGTCTGGCTGACGCCGGCGTCGCCGTTGGTTTGCGTGTTGCCGTTGAAGGTGCTCTCCCCGTTGACGGTCAACGGGCCGTTGATGGTCACGCCGCCGTCTGCGGAGATCTCCGCGGTGCCGCCTCCCGGCAGCGTCGCGGTGAGCGCGTGCGCGGCATCGTCGTACTGGATCAGGGCGCCGTCGCGATAATGCACCAGGTGCGTGCTGGCTTCGGCCGCGGGCGCAGGGAACGCATCGGAATAGACGCCGCGCAGGAACACCGCGCCGTGCGTGTCGCCGCCCGGGCAGAGCAGCACGCCCTGTTCGCCCGCGATTGGGGCCGACCACTCGATGGTGTCGCCGGCGCGCGGTACGAACCACGGCACGAAGTCGGTCTTTACCTCGCCGGTATCGATGCGGCAACGCGCGGCGGCGAGATCCACCTCGGCGACGGTGCCGAGGCGGATCGAGTTGCCAAGCTGGCGTTGAAGTTCGGCGACGGCGTGCATGACGCCATCGTCGCGGCCATCTCGCGCGCGCGCATCGCGCTTGGCGTGTTACGCGCTGGATTACACGACGGGATCAGACCCAGCCGGATGCGCTGGAGTACATGGAGAACACGCCCGTTCGAACGGTGACGCCGTTGCGAATCAACGACGCCTTGACGGTGCAGCTGCGCTCCTGGAAGTTGGCGCTCGCCGACGTGACGGACGCGGCGATCGAGCACGTACGCTGCTGCGTGAGCGAGTAGCGTCCCAAACCGTTCGGGGCGGTGCCAGACAGCAGTTCGAACAGGATCTCGTACTCGCCCGCGCCGGCGCCCGGATCGATCCACGTTCCCGCGCGCACCTGGCGGTTGCCGCTGTTGCCGCCGCCGGCGACCAACTCGCGGCCTTGCCACGATCCGTCTGCTTCGAAGTACACAATGCACGTCGCCGACGTGGTGCCGCTGGAGTTCGTCTTGGCCGAGTTGCCCGACACCAGGCCCATGCCGTCGAGGCCGAGCTTGTAGACCGCGGTTCCCTTCGCCGCCCACAAGTTCGACACGTCGACGCCGTCCTGCCGGTAACCCACGTCGGCGCGCTTCTGGCCGTACTTCAGCGCGGCATAGCGCAAGCCTCCGTTGCTGCGCAGGTTTGGCACAGTCGGGCCGTCTCCGATCACGTCCCAATCGAACAGATCGTCGAAGTCGATGCCGGCGCTGCGGAAGCCGCGGGCCATGTTAGCGGGCCGCCTTCAGCGCAGTGATCTCCGCGCGCAGCTCGTCGACCAAGTCGGCCAACTGCGCAATCGCGCGATATGCGGGCGGCATTACCTGGTCGAGCTTGATCGTGGGCACGTCCTCGCCGTTGAATTCAACGCCGTGCGCGTTGACGGCCTCGGGCATGATTTCCATGAACTGCTCTGCATCGAAGAACAGCCGCTGGCGCCCGTCGTCGACGTACTCGGGCTTGTAACGGCCGATCAGCGTGGCGATGCGTCGCACTTCTGCAAGGCCGTACGGCATGGGTCCGTCAACGTTCTTCAGCTTGCGCGAAGAGCCGAAATCGAAGCCGCCTCCAACGTTGAGCGCGCCGCCCGGCATCACGTAGCGGCCGCCGTCCCAATGCAGGTAGCGATCGCCGCCGTTGAGGAAGATCACGCCGGTGCCGTTGCCACGGTGCGCGGTAATGTCCTGGAAAGCGACAGCTGCGCCTAGGCTCGCCTTAGTGTTGGGGTTGAAGTTGCCCGACGTCCAGACGTTGTTGCCGTTCACGGAGAGCGTCTTGGTTGTCTTATCGAACGCGAAGCCCGTCCCCTTCGACCCGGAGAACATGCCGAAGTTGCCGCTGTTGGAGTACAGGTACCAATCGTCCACGCCGAAGGCGACGTTGCATTCGCCCGATTGGCCGGCGCCGATCTTGATGCCGGTACCGGTGAACTGCGGGTTGCTCAGCGGTGCCTTGGTGTTCGGATCGAAGTTGCCCGTATGCCACAGCGCCCGGCCGTTCCACTCGGCGTTACCGTTCGGCGGCAGCGCGAGCGTGGTGACAATGTCGTTGCCCGCGTCGTTGTGGCGGATGAGGCGGATGGTGTCGGTGGCGCGATCCCACTGCAGCGCACCACGCAGGCGTCCGGCTTCGTCGCGCAGCCAGTACGTGGAGTTGGTTTCCGCCAAGGCGCTGATGCCGATGTTGCCGGAGTAGGCGTTCACCGTGCCCTGGAACGTCGCCGAGCCCGTGAACTGCGGGTTGTTGATGCGCGCCTTCGCATCGAGCAGCTGCTGCAGGTTGGTGATCTGCGACACCGGCAGCGCAGGAATGCGCGCTGGGTCGAACGTGCCGGACGTGATGTCGGCGGCGGCATGCGTGTGCGCGCTGGGCGCGAACGTCAGCGGCTTCCCGGTCACTTCCAGCCAGTCCGGCCACCGCGTGGCCGACGCCGGCGGGTTCATGATGTCCGCCCACTGATGCATGTGATAGGCCGGCGAGAACGTCGTGGGCTTGCCGGTGAGGTTCGCCCAGTCGCGGTACCAGCTGCCCTCCTGGCCATCGAGCTTATCGGCGTCCAGCCCCTTGCCGGCGCCTTCATCGCGCAGCGCGGCATTGCCCAGGCCAATGGCGGTGCGGATCAGCGCCGCCGTCGCGAGGCTCAGCAGGCCTTTCACGAACGCGCTGGGCGCGCCTTCGCCGAAGCGCCCGTCGAGCGCCGCTTTGAGCGCTGCAGGCGTCACCGCGCGCGAAGCGTCCATGCCGGCAGCGGCTTCCGCGTTGTCGGCCAGCTCCACCACGCCTTGCACGGTGGAGGTGGCCGGCGGATTCAACCACTCAGCGCTGCCGAAGGTGATGCTGGTGGCGTTCACTTGCGTGAAGCGGACGTCGGCCTGCAGCAGCAGCATCGCCGCGGCCGCCTTCTGCATGATGTAGTCGGGCGTTTCGCCGGCGTGGCTGTAAACGGCGAACAGCGTGCCGTCGCCGAGGTACAACCCGAAGCCGCGCAGCGTGTAGCTGTCGGCGCTGTCGTCGCGGATCGTGATGTGGATGGTGTCATTCGCCACCGCGGCGCCGGCGAACGTGGTCAGACGCTTCAGCTCGCCCGGCAGCGTGGTGGCGCCTTGCGCGTTGAACACCTGGTCGGTGAGTCCGACGTGCGAGATCAGCACCGGTGCCGTGCCGGTGTTCTCGGCGTTGATGATCGCGGCGATACCCGCCGCCGTGACGTGTAGCTGCAGTGCGCTCATGGAGTTTCCTGTGGTTCGATGGCCTGCAGCTGCAGGCGGCGGCAGACGGCAACACGGCCGCCGGCGACGACGCCGACGCCGGCGGCGGCCTGCAGGCCTTGGGTGAACGTGAAGTGCGATCGGACGGGCTTCGTGCGCGAGACTTCGCCGATCACGTCGTCGACGAACTGCGCCGTCGCGGTTTCGCCGCCTTCGCCGGCGAGCGTGAGCAGCATTTCGAACGTGTGCGGCTCGCCGGGTGGATCCAGCTGCCACCATTCGCGCAGCTGCACGGACCCGCCAAACGCCGCCACGACGGCGCGCACGCTCGCCGCGGTGCCCTTGCTGCGCTGGATCCCGATCGCGGCGCGCAGGCGAGCTCGTTTGATGTGCTCGGGCCAGTACGGTTTCCAGGCGTCGATCGACAACGCCCAGGCCAGCCACGGCAGCAGATCCGCCGGGCAGGTGTCGGGGTTCCACAGGTCGCGCAGCGGCGTGGGCACGTCGCCCAGGCGCGCTGTCGCGCCTTCAAACGCGCGTTCCAGGGGCGAAGCGTTCGGCGGCAGCAGGCTACTCATCGACGCCGCCGGCGATGATGTTGACGCCAGTGCACCAGGACGCCTGCGTGCGATCGATCACCAGGCCTTCGGCGGGCGACGCGATCTCCACGCGCTGCACGCCTTCGGAGTGCAGCACCGAATAGATGCCCGACAGCGGCACGTCACGGCCGAGTCGGTGCGAGTCGGTGATGTAGCGCTCCAGGCGCTTCTGGGATTCGGCGAGCACAAGCGCGGCATCCGGGCCCGCGTACGTGTAGACGGTCGCTTCGACCGCGTACGGCACGATCGTGGCGCCGCGCACGGTCACGTGATCGGTGAGCGGTCGCACCGCGTCATCGGCGAGCTTCGCTGCGACCGCGTCAACCAGCGCCTGGCTGGGCGTGCCGTCGCCGGCGCGGGCGAGCACGGTCACCACGACTTCGCCGGGCGATGGGCTGGTCGCCGACGCATCGAGCACGCCGGAATCGGCGCTGAGCGCATGGAACACGTACGCGCCCTCGGGCCCCGCGACACTGAAGCCTTCGGGCGCGAGCTGGATCCGGCGACGGAATTCCGCGTCGCTTTCCATCGTGGGCGGGATGCTCTGCTCGGGCACGCCGGGCGCGAGCTGCAGGCGCGCAACTCCCAGGAGCGCGCCGAGCTGGTCGAGGTCGGAGCCGACCGCGTACGCGAGCATCACCGCGCGCGCCGCTTCGTTGCAGCGCTGGCGCAGGTTCATCTCCCGGTACGCGGCGACCTGCAGGCCTTTGAACAGCGGATCCGATTCGGTGAGCGCGTCGATCTCGGGCGCGAGCTCGCGCAGCTTCGCGACCATCTGGGCATAAATGACTTCGAAGTCGAGCTGTTCGACGACGGCAGGCGCGGGCAACCGCGAAAGGTCAACGGCGGTGAAGGACATGACGACACCAAGCGCACAGGTGCAATCAAGATTTCAATGCTCGCCCTTGGCAGCAACGACTCCGCAATGTAGAGCTCGCTTCTACGGACGTGACGAAAGTGAAGCCGTGTAATCGCGGAATGAAGCTAGCGTGACGTGGTCGACTGCCATTTGCATCCCGGCAGCTTGTAGCGCAATCTCAGGTCGCACCCCTGGCGCATTGCTCGCCTGGAACCAAACTCATGAAGCTTCTGCTAGTGGAAGACAATCACGACCTGGCCGAGGTTCTGAGCGAGGCGCTGAAGCTGGAGAAGTACGACGTCGTCCACGCCGCTAATCTCAAAAGCGCGTTCTTAGCGCTCGACGATGGGTATCGACCGGACGGCGCAATGCTCGATGTCAATGTGGACGGGAGCACCGTCTTTGGCGTTGCGGACCATCTGGATGCCGCTGGGATCCCATTCTTTTTTGCCAGCGCCGCCCCCCGCGAGGAGATCCCCTACCGTTTTGCCGCGCGCCTGTTGCTGGGCAAGCCATACACGTTGGAGGGCCTGTTCGACGCTCTGCGGCACATACTGCGAGGGATAATGAGCGAACGACCGCAACATGACGGACGTGGCGGAACATCAAGCTAGGTGTTCGAGCAGTAGGTCGCGGATCCTCTGTCGATCTGCGTCGGTGAAGCCCAGCAACTCGCGACGCTGATAGCGCACGGTGGGCCCACCGGCGGTGACGCGATCACTGAGGCCTTCCTGGTGCACGCGTGCGATGCGCGCGACGCGGCCGAGGAAGCCTACCGCAACATCCTGATCGCTGGCTTGCACCCTGAAGTGCTTAGCCTTCGTGAGCCCTTGGAACATGCGATCGGCGCGGCGCTTGATCTGCCCGGCTTGTGCGCGCTTGCGCGGCGCGTAGGCGCTGCCGTCCGGGTTGCGTTGCTCGCGGATGCGTTGCACCTGGCTGCGGCGCAGGGCGGTGCCAACGACGCGCGCCAAGCGACGGCGCGCGGCCGGCTGCAGCTTCGCCAGCAAGGGCCCGACCCATCCTTCCAGCTGCTGCAGATCGTCCACGCGTCAGCCTGCCGGCGAATCCCAGCCGCCGATCCAGTTGCCTTTGAGGTAGACGTCCCAGCGGCCCGCCGGAAACGGGGCTTCCAGCTCGGGTTCCGGATAGTGCTCTACGTCGTAACCGCCGCCGGCGCGCGGATGCACGCCGACGCTTTCGGTCAGCGGCAACTTGATTTCCAGATCGACCTTGTCGTTGGCCAGCAGCTCGGCGTCGAACGCGATGCCGGCGCGGCGTTCCGGATTCGCCAGCAGTTCGGGCTGGTGCCGCACCAGCCACGCGAGGAGCGGCACCATCACCGCATCCGGGTGGCCGGCGAAGTCGGTCACGATCAGGCTCAGCGTGTAGCGGTATTCGAACGACAGCGGCTTCGCGAACGATGCCGCCAGCGTGCCGTCCTTGATGAACACCAGCAGCCGATCGGGATCGCGTGCCAGCTCGGGCAGCGCTGCCGTCAGATGCTCGCGCAGGCTTTGCGGCTTGATCATGGCTTGCTCGCGTGAATGCGCAAGGCCGGCGCGCGCACGCGGCGATGCACGCGCGGCGGCGCATCCGGTTCACGGCGCACCAGGCACACGCCGAACGCCAAGCCGACCAGGAAACCGAAAATCAGCGCGGCGAGAACCGGGCTCACGGCTGCGCCTCGGGCAAGGTGCCAATCCAGCGCTGCAGACCGATCACCTGCTCGCGGATGGCGTGGCAGGTGGTGTAGTTGTCGGCGACGGTTTCGGCGACGGCAGAGAGCGTAACGCCGGCGGCGGGCGCATCAGGATCTCCGGCGGCGGGTTCCGGGGCGACGTTGACGACAGCGGCGTCGTGGATGCGCACGAAGCCAGCAGGAATAGTGCAAGCGGCGTCAGCCTGCGCAGTGACATAGACCGGGATCTCCTTGGTGATGGTTTTGCCGGCGACGTAGACCGTCTGCACGCGGTC